CATCGCGAAAATCCATCGCCGCATTCAAACTGCCTACACTTTCATCAGTTTGTTTAGCAATGCCTTCTTTAAGACCGTCAATCATTACGTTGTCAGCCGCTTGTTCGACCTCCAGGGGTAATTCCTGCGGCATTCCGGCAAGCATTTCCGGAGGCATACCACCGGCCATCGGAGGCATAGACGGAGGCATAGACGGGGGCATACCACCGGCCATCGGAGGCATAGACGGGGGCATTCCCTCCGGCATACCACCGGCCATCGGAGGCATCATGCCGCCATTTGCCATGTGAAACATTCGTCTTCCGTAAACATTGCCGGTCATCAGAAAAGGCCTCCTAATTGCCTTGTAGCCGCCGCAGTGCCAAGCAGACCTGTTCCCAGACCCGCAACCTGTTGGAAAGTGCTGGGCTGTTGCGGAGAAGGTGTGACCTGAGAACCCAGCGAAGTTTGCGTGGAAGGCGCGCCTTTATATATGTCCGATAAGAAAGCGACGCGAGAATAAGGCTCAAGCTGCTGCTTCTGGGCATTAATCTGCTGGGCATTAAGAATAGATTGTTGTTGCCCCTGCTGTTGAGCCCCAAGCTTCTGCTGCATTTCAATGTCTTTCAAAGCCGTTTGCTGTGCCAATTCAGCGGAGGCAAGCTGCTGACCACCAATACCGGCTTGTTGACCGCCAATACCGGCTTGTTGCGCGCCAAGTTGACCCGTTAACTGACCAATACCACTAAGCAATTGCGAAGCCTGCCCTTGTCGTCCTTGCTGGGCCTCGAAAGCCTGTTGCGCGCTTTGAATTGCTTGCGCGTAATTTTGCTGGTTTAATTGAGCCAGGGCTCGTGCCCGAACGTCCTGTTGATTGCGTCCAAATTCAGCCTCCTGTACACCAAACCGACTGCCGCCGAAAGCACCCGCGTTTACCGCGTTGGCTGCTAAAGAGTTTCGTTGTATTTCGCCCTGTCGATTTATTTCCGCCATAGTTTCGTCTATTACGGCTTGCTGGAAAGGGTTGGTATAGGCGCTTAAATCCGAGGGCTGAAAAAGGTTCTGCATTCCTTGCGCGGCAGTTTGCGCCTGCGCCACGGGAGCAAAAGCGGTGCCCAATGTATCAAGACCTGTGCCCAATGTATCAAGACCGGTGCCCAGAGCCGCTTGCCCCTGGGACAAAAACGGTTGGTAACCACCAATACCCCCAGCCTGTTGAGCCCCTGTAAAAGCTTTCTGCTGAAGACCAGAAAGGCCCGCTATCTGTTGAAGCGGCAGCGTAAGAGGCGTGGAAGCCAGACCTTTCGCGTCTTGCAAAAGACCTAGCTTAATGGCCTCAATCTCTGGCGCTTCTCGCAGTACTTGTTCTTGAATGGTAGTCGTAACCATACTTAGGTCCTCATCTCAAAATTACGCATCATATCGTACATTGTTCCGGGACCGCCCGCACCATCCACTGCTTTTTTGGTCATAACGAATTCCCCGTTAGAAAGCATCGCGGGGATGCTGTCGGAAGTAGCCGTTCCAGGCCCCGTTATCTGACCTATGCGTCGAGGATAGTTTACCGTGCCGCCCTGGGCGGCGAATGTGGTGGGAATTAAAATTTCGTCAGAAACAAGAACATTTGGATCTAAGTTTTCATTCCCAATCCTAAACTTGCGTTCATTTTCGGCAAGTAACGTCGCGCCGGTTACTGCGGGGTCAACAACTCCCGCTAAATCCCCAGGAGTTGTTTTTTCTGGTTCTTCGCCTTCAAAAGCGCCGCCTGCATATAAGGCACCACCAATGATAGCTGCGTCGGCCCAATTGCTAGGCATACCCACCATGCCGCTGGGAGAAAGACTCCCAAGAAGCGGGCCTTTGGGTTGGGTAGCAGGTGCCGATGCATCGTCGAGGATACGTGTGATTTTTCCGATATCTTCGTCTAAAGCAAGATTTTCGCCTGGGGCTTTAAGTTTTTCTCCTAAAAACTCGACGTCCTCGCTAACATATCGGGGGCTCTTTGCGTCGCTCGGCGGGGAAATAAGCTTAAACTCGTCTCTCCTATCTCCAACCGTGTTCTCTAAAACCTCCTTCCCATATTCGGAATCATATTCAGGAAAGAACCCCACGTTTTTCTTTGAGGAAAAAATACCTTGGTCAAAGGGATTTGCATATTGTTCCGAGCCGAGGGCACCTTGAACCCCTTGGATAGGAGCCTCTAGTCCAGCCATAAATCCAGACCCAAAAGAACTGTCTGTTTTCCCCATTTGGCTAACACCGCCCATAAGAGCTTGCGTCCCCCAGGCCAGACCCGCCGCTTTAGCGGAATCGCCCCAAGACCCGCCCGCAAGTTTTGTTCCCAAACCCGCCCCAATGATGCCGCCAAGACCCGGCGCTATCATATTACCAACGGCACTCGCAATAATGGGCATATACCCCTTAACCGATTTCCAGAGCTTCTTGAAAAAGAATTCTGGCATACCTGTTACAGGGTTAAGGCTGTTTAAGTCATTTCCTACAACATATCTTTCCGGATCAAGGCCCATCTCAGACATCTGATCAAACAACAAACTTTTGATCTTGGGGTTGGCTTCCAAAACCTCCATGGGAACTACGGTCTCGCCTTCCGCTGCATGAACAACGTAAATGTCGCCGTATCGGCCATATTCAGCCAATTTTTCAGCCTGACCTCTCAAAGAGCCCAGGCCTATCGGGGCCAGTTCATAATCGGGAGAGGCGTCTAAAAAAGACTGGAGCCCTTGTTGCGAACTTTGAAAGGCTTGTGCCTGTGCTTGTGCCATTAAGAAAGCTCCAAACGCTACTTAAAGCGTGGTTTTGATGCCAAAGTACAATTTAAATGGAGCGTATCGCCAGCCTCTAATATTAAAGACTTTGCGAGGGACGTTTATGCGCTAGCCAACAAACTTTTGTTACGTAACAGGACTAGCGTTGTAACAGTATAATCACGTTACTTCTAAAAAGCTACCGACGACATGTAACCTGTTTGCGTTTGCCGCAGTTACCTTCAGTATTTCGGATTCCTGAACAACCAAAGGCTGCGTCAAAAGCTCAAGTGTTCCATTGGCAGCCGTCGCCTTCACATTATAAACCACAAACACCGCAGCGGCGGCATCCGTTATAGTTACCGTGATAGTGGATGTTGAGCCACTATCATCCGCCACCAACAAAGACTTAAAAATAGCCGTCGTCGCAGCGGGAGCCGTATACAAAATTGTCACGCCTGTGCCGGTCAGGTCAACCTTGGCGTTTTTGTAAAAGCTAGCCATCTCAACCCATAAACCAAGTTAAAGCGCCGTTCTCGTCCTTGCCTTCCACTCTGGAAGGAAACTCCGTTTTTGTAAGAGCCATTTCGATGTCTCTCAGCACCCTTTGCCAAGTTTCCAGATCGTATTCTGTAGGAGCGTCTGGAAAGCTGTGATCAAGTAATCTAGCCATTATCGCCTGCCATCCGGGCGAAGATCCATGCGAAGATCGCCCGTGGTCCAGGCTATATCCGTCTCGCTGCTCTCAATACGTATCACGGCTTGTCGTGATCGAGCGCGTGTGAAGGACTGCTGCGTAGTGGCGGTTACGGAATTAGTGGAGTTAGTCGCCAAGGAATCGCCGGGGTAATCTCGGGTTTTCAAGACATAGTTAACGCTGGATCCGGCACCTGTAATATCTATATCGGGTATAATTCTGTTGACGAACATGAAGTTGTTGCCGTCACCAAGATCAAAATCCGAGGACTCAATATAAGAAGACATGGCGGACCCGTCATCGTTTTCTCCACTTTCGTGAATAAACACAGTATTGGCATCACTTGACAATCCACAGGCTCTTGGCCGCGTGTGAATAGTGTGGTCAACCCAGGCGGTCCTCTCTAGGGCTCCGATATCCCAAGTATTTTCGGTGTAGTTAAACTTAACGTATCGGTCTATTTCTGTTGAGTCCGCAGAGGCGTAGAACCAAAGAATCTCATCAAATATCTTATTGGAAGCCGCGAAAAACTTACGTGACTGAGCGAGATTTACGTCATCAAACAAATAACGAAGAACCGTGCAGGGAATCACCTGCACACGCCCTGTGTACACATAGAAGTTTTCCGTATCCATCCAAAATATCTTATCTCCCACAGCCACAACGGAATTTGGACTTATGGCAGAGACGCTACTTCCAACTAAAGAAAACCCAAACGTAAATGGGGGGCCGGTAAAGCGCATTGAATGTAAATTGGCGTCCGTCCAGATAAGGATTTCTTGGCGAGCCTTTACAGCGGCAATAATTTCAGAACCTGACGACAGGCGCTGACCGCCCGCCGTGTTGGTAGCGGAAGGGGTCCAATCGAAGGGGCTCTCCTGATCAGACCATCTGACTTGCAGCAAATCCTGGGCCGCTTCAGATAAGGGATTACAGCCGAAACAGATTATATGGCGATCCGTCGTCGAAACCATAATATGGCGTGTTATCGTCGGAGCATCCGAAGCCCCTGCTTGAGAAGCAAAAGTTGTTGCCCTAGAGCCTACCCCCAATGTTTTATCCCAATAATAAGGAGTATCATCCAAGGGACACAATGCTAAGTCTTCTCCCCAATTGTCCTGCGACCATAGACGAAGTTTCGTTGTGGTGGATATAGAAGAAGCCCCTCCCCATCCGACAAAATCATTGGCTTCTAAAACATCTGCTCCATCGCTATGAGATGCGGCTGTCGTTCCACGGGCTCCTCTAACAACGCCTGCATCTATGGTATTGGAGCTTTTCCCCGTATATTGGATAAGCTCATCATCTATTTGGATTAATCCAACAAATGTAATCGCTACTCCACTGCTATGCGCCGCTGCGGTAGTCCCATCAGTGCCGCGTATTATAGCACCAAGGACATTATCCACATTAGTTTCGTAACGGATTTTCTCACTTCCTATGAGAACGGTTCCCTTGCTGGGAAACGCCGTTGAACTTGCTACAGGAAGAGATGATGCATTCAAAGCAACATTTGCGGAAATGGTGCTGGCCGCAGTCTCGAAATCAGTAGCACTGGTTAATATAAAAGAGGTGACAGAGGCATTAATGCCCCCGCTATCATTAAGCGTCGTTAGGGTATAGCCAGACGAAATTCCACCCCATAATCCAGCGCCCCAGCCAACTCCAGCTACTTCAGTATCGAGTCCTGTATTAAGCTGATAAGTCGCAATAACAGCACTGCCGCCACCGGCTGTAGTTCCAGAAGAAGCGCTTCCACCCGTATCTATGGTATAGGAATTGGAGTCCACGAGAGTTAGTTGGTGTTCTGCGTTGAGTTGCGCTGCTGTTATACCGTCAGTTGTTGTAGCGCCGCTATACGTTACGAAATCACCGTCCACCGCGCCATGCGCTATTGCGGTTACAGTTACTATACCACTCGCCGCACTTCCCGTTTTAAAAGGGTCCGCGCCAAGTGTCACGCTGGTTCGTAAGGGTGT